CCCTCAACACCAGCCTTAGTAGCAGCGTCTTCTTCTTTCTTCAAATCAGCATTGGTATCTATTGCTTTACGAAGATTAAGCTCCGCCTCAGCAAAAGCAAGCTCAGCCTCCTGCCGAGCACGAGAATTCGGTGGCAAATCCTGAACAGCCTGCAAAGAATCTCGAGTTTTCTCAAACTCAAGACGCGCCCTAGCCTCGCTAAGAGCAGCGCCTTCAACCTCAAACCTTAGCTGTTGAAGTTTTTCTCTAGCTTCATCTCTAGCATCATTAAGGTCAGAGATTGCATCAAGGCTCTCCCTCTGAGCTTCGTTATAGCTACGCTGAGTTCTCTGAGCGCCAAGAAGAGCGTCAGCCGCAGAACGTGCCGCATCCGCAGCACGCTCTCGGGCCTGGGCAAGTTCGCGAGGGGCCTCTTCCTCGATAAGTCTTTTAAGCGCAAGGCGAGCGTCTCTTAGTCTTTTGAGAGAGGCTTCCTCAGCTCTGTTAGCCGCACCCGACTGTTCTTGAGCTTGAATTTTTGCCTGGAAGGCTTCAGATACGCCGCCTAGTAAAAATCTAGTTGTCCCAAGCGCTTGAATTAGTGCGCCGAAGCTAGCGGGAATAACAATAAGAGCGCGGCTGGCCTGAGCAGCCGCAGAGGCTAGGATAATTAAACCGCCGCCAAGAGCACCAATGATTCCAATAAGTCCAGCCAATGCAGGACCCAAAAACCGGGCAGCATTAGATAGCTGACGGAATCTGACTCGAGAAGCTTCCAGTCTTTCTCGAAGATTATCAAAAGAACGAAGCGCCTGACGGCCTACGCTTCTGTTAATGCCCTGGCTAAGTTCCTTACCAGCGCTCTCACCTATTTTGCCAATGCCATTGAGACCGCGCTCAATGTCTGGTTTTATGTTTGTATTTATTGTCAAGAGTTCCCCCAAACGGTGTTGGGCTATCTGGATTAAAATCAGTAGCTGGCACAAACGGCTTCGGCGGTCCTTTGTCTGGTTTATCGTCAACGTCCTGGCCAACGAAGCCATCATTTATAGGCTGACCGCTAGCCGTGGTCGTACTATAATTATACCCGCTAGTTGAAGAGTTTGATTTGTATTTGTATTTATAATCAAGTTCATAGAAATGCCTGTAAACAGCCGTCCTCACATTAGAACGAGCCTCAGCCTCTTCAGAACTAGCCATAAAATGGTCGACCTCAAAATAATAATGTGAAACGTTAAGCATTTCATAAATACTTAACTCATAGAGGTTGACACCGTCTAAAATGGCCCTACCATGTATATAAGGCCAATGTTCGAGCACCCAGGTTACGAGTCCGAGTGCTCCTGTGTAGGGCGCGAAGAATACTCCTCAACCAACCACGCAGTAATCTCACCAAGAGTTTCCACCGTGACAATTTTGTCCGGGTCTTCAAGAAGGGCCTCAAAACGAGCATAACTTTCCGGCTTCAAAGCAGCAGCAAAAAAATCATCCATAGTTTTTGCCGCAGCCGCCGCGTTGTCCTCGTCGGCAGTACTAGATGCAAGATTCAACAGAACCTTGCCCTGCAAATTCGAGTGACCCTCGAAGGTTTCACCATAAAGCTTGAAAGAAAGTGGTTCCGTGGGAAGGTCGCTTCCCGCACCAAAATCTTTAAATCTGTTTGTCATAATATTTCCTTATCGATTGTTGTTTTTGTCTTTTTACTATCTTACCAACTTAAGGTTGTCAGTTAGGTAGCGATTGGGCCGCGTGCCGGGATGTCTCACCATATGAGTTACGACAATCTGACCTCGCGAATAAAACCTCAAAACCTGCCTTTTTCTCGGCAAAATGAGGTGAGGACGGGTGCCCTCATGGTGCAACAATGCATACTTCATTGATGAACCAATCGAAAATGCCGCATGTGAATAGATGCACGAAGTGCTCCAGTTTGTACGCCAACCTGAGCCTTAGCAGCAACGGCGACACGAAAACCTTTGCGTCGAAGATACAACCCGACGCCACCCCTAGGGTTGTTTAATAGAAAATCTAAATTTTTCTTGTTGGGAGTAAAATCCACCATTACGGAATCGCCATCGTCAAAGTCATACGAGTAGTTTGAAAACCACCCTCCGGCGGGTCAGCATCAACAGTTCCAATAACACCCAAACCAAACGGGCCATCGTTAGACCACGTATCCAAATCATTAATGCTTTCCATTAAAACCCAAGCATCCAAAGCCGAAACTTCAGCAGCAGCTTGAATATCATCTGCCGATGGGGGGTTGCCATTCTGCTGAGTGATAGGAATCTCCCGGGCAACCTGAACAGAGATAGTGGCAGAGCGAGGGTCATGTCCCCGTTTGGGTTCCGTTGCCTCATCCCCGGGAGCACCAACATACATTTGAATAAGAGATACACACAGCTGCTCGCAATCAACCACAGGGGCAGCCATCGTGAAATAGCGACGTGCAGGCAAAGGCATATTGTAAGAGTTGTATGAAGAAATAACGCGATTCAACACTTCTTGCAAGAAGTTTTTTAAGTTGTTTGCGTCTTCATTTACGCCACTAATGTCGGCAATGGCCATGTCTTTTCCTCAGTCTCTACGCAATAGCGATGGGTGTAACTCTATCTCCAAGTTGATAAATAACATTACTAGTTAAAATGTTAATAACTTCCTCCACCTCGGGATTGCCCAAGCTGGGGCGAGTCGCAAAAATGTCCAAAGTCCCGGGGTCCCTAGGCCCAAGAACTGACAACAAATCGCTATAACCCGCACTCAAACGAATAGTGCCGTCATTGTCATCGTAAACAACACCGTTGCTCAAAGTCTTAGTTGTTGTGTTTGTGTAATTAGAAACCACAGCAGAAAGAACCCAAGCGCTGTCATCCGCCAAAAAGTCAGCACCCAATTCGTTTGTGTAGTACAACACCGTGCCGCCATCTTGATTAAAGTAAAGGTCCAAAGCACTCAACTCAAACGCAGGGTTCTTACCTGTAATACGGCGAGCCCTAGGCACATCCGGACTGAAGACCCTAGACCGAGCACGAGCCTTGTCCGGATTGGCAACACGCAAAAACAAGTCAATTGCGTAAATTCCAGTTTTTAACTCTTCAAGAAAATCTTGATTATCCAGGACCGTGTAAGTTACACCCTGACGTACAACAGAAGTTACACGCTGCGGAAGAGCGCAAGTGTCGTCGTTTTCGTAAGCTTTAACAAGCTCAGTGGCCAACATGCGAGCGGCAGCCCGTCCCGCTGAGGGAGGAGGAGAGCCGTATGTGTAAGTGACCTCAACGTTAGCTGAAGTCCAAGTCGCATTGGGGGTACCGTAAATAACCGAGTGGTCGGCTAAATAATATGTGTTGGGGTCAATAATTTCCCCATTGCCATCACGAAGATTGTGGACTTGAACTACCTTGCGGCCACGCAAACGAACGCGCTGATAAGAAGAAGTCCCATCCCCCAAGAAATCATGATGAGAATAACGAGATTGGTTACCTGTCGGAATGTTTTCAACTTGACCATTAATCAGAGTAGGAGTGTAATCAAAACGACCACCACTAGCCCGCAAATACGGGTCATACATCGAAACATAACGCTCGGTGACAGTGGTAGTTCCAGTAAATTTACGACCAGACATTCCCCACATGATGTACGACGCAGTCTTCACTGCCTCATACGCGTAATCTGACTCCGAGTACTCACCAAGCTCATCGGTGTCAACCCACAGATTACTCATAACAACTCCTTTTAGCTATAAGTAAAGGCGGGCAGCAGCCGAGCTTTAAAACACTCATGGCCTACTGCCCGCCTTAACTAATTAGGAAGTGGGGTCCTCAGACGAAGCGATGATGAAGTCAATCGGGTTGTCTGGGTTGTAGTCGTTCGCACCAGGTACGTTGTAGTTGCTCGTCGAACCTTGGCTCTCGAAGTCGTCGACATCGAGGTAACCACGCTGACGGACAACCTCTCCGGCAGGCGCAACAGGTGTCGAAGCGACATCTGCGTTCGTCTTAGCGAAGCGGAACGTTGTAGAGGTAGGTGTAGCTGTAATGACGTGTGTTCCGTTGAACACGCTGTCAACTCCAGTCACAACCACAGTCTGACCAGTCTCAAAGCCGTGAGCAGTGCCCGTAGTGAGCGTAGCCACGTTTGATGTAAGAGACTTGTTCGAAACAGTATTCGTGCTCTCACCAAACCAACGGTAGAAGCCCTTAAGACCCTCAGGTGCCCAAGTGCCGCGAGCATACGCGTAAGGACGCTCAGTGGCGACAGGGTACTCCCAGCGGTCGTCAAGACCAGAACCAAAGAGAACGTTTCCAAGACCATAACCTTCAAAGGTGTTGGCCAGCAAACCATTCTCAATTACGCGGTCACCGCTCTGACGCAACTTGGCGTAAGGGAAGACCCAGTAGAAGTATGGGTTAGTTGAGGCACGCTTACCGTCTTTAACAGCAAACGACCACACCTCGATAGCCACACCGTTACCGGACGGGTCATCGCCAACCTGCGGGGCTGCCCAACCAACGCTCTGGTTGTTGGGAGAAGCAAAGCTTCCATAGTTCTTACGGAGAAGCAGACCACCAGACATCAAAGCACTCAGCTCAGTGTCAGGCTCCGGAATAGCAATCTCCATAGTGATTCTTTTAAGTGTGTCGGGGGCCTTGTACGAAACTGCAATCGTACCGTCCGCCGACTTCTCTACAATTTCGTCGCCCTCTTCATACTCAGGGGTGAACGAAGCGCGGAGAAACGCCTGGGTAGCATAGCTATCTCCAGGTCCGTTTAACAGGTTTCCAGCTGCATCCAAACGAGTGACACGAATCGCCACACCCTGGACGCTAGCCGCGTAATCCTGTGTAGTCATCAGTTAGCTCCTTAGTGTTCTTTATTGTTAGGTGTTAGGGATTGTCACTCGCATCGCAAAATGCATTGAGGGGTCGGAATAGACCGCCGCAGGGCGATATGCTTTAATTCTCATATTATTAATTGTAACATCTGCACCCTGTGCCAAATTGTCATTAACAATTTCAATTTTGCCAAGGTGAACATCAACAGAACCAGTTGCATACATCCACTTGTTAGTGGCAGATGCAGCTGCCCCCGTCGCCCCGATGGGCCCGTTACCCGAATACCCCGAGCCAATTACGACATGAGTACCAAGTCGAGTCATTGCCCGGCCTGAATACTCATCCTCGCCCTTCTTATAGATAAGGCGGGAACCCAAAATTGAAGCAATATCGCGAGTCATGTGGATGACACCGTTCTCCCCAACAGGTGAACCGGCGATAGCTTGCTCCAAGTACATTAAAGCAATATTTGGCGCAAAAGCTCCAGAAACAGGAACAGTTGCGGCACTAGCTTTGCTTAGATAAAAGTTTCCAGTGGCATCAGCCAAAGCTGCTTTGCCATCCCAATATTCAAACTCCACAGCCTTCTGAGTGACCGAATTAAGTTCTTTAACAACTCTTTCAAAACGGTCCTGCCCGGGAAGGCTAAAGGTCGAAGCAAAGTCCTCAACGTCGATGTAGAACGGTTGATAATCAGCGTAACGTTGGTCACTCTGATTATCGCTTAGCTCTCCACCAGTAACGGTGGCATCATCAACGGTGAGAAGACGAACAAACGAAGGCTGAGAATCAAACTCATACGAGAAGTTCTGCAACCATCGCTCGTCAGTCTCTGTGTGTTCAGTAACACGGGCAACGCTCAAGAGTCCGCAGGGAGCAGGGACAAGGTCTCCAGCGGGATAGACTCCTCTGAATTCTGCCATTTTCCTGTTTTTCTCCTTACTTATCCTGAGCGTTGGCCCGTATTACTTACTTACGTTTTTTAGTACTCGATTGTCGCCGAGGCTACTCCACCGAGGGTGTCACGGAGGGCAGCAGCCGCACCGTTCACCTGGACGGTCGAGGTAACCTTGAGGCTCTC